CAACGGCAGTAATTTGAATGAAGTATCAGATGGAAACGTACAGATTTTATCCTCATCTAATAATGTCATTCAAAATATAACGTTTTATGACTTACGACCAATAGAGTTAGGCGGGTTGACTATGGTGACCACCCAGTCAGATATTACCTACCTGACCTGCGATGTTACATTTAATTATTCTTTTTTCAAATTTGAAGGATTATAACAATGAGCCGGCTTTTTAGTCGGCTTTTTTGTGCCTAAAAATAAAACTTTACTTTTTAGACCAATGAGCCTATAATAGCCTAGTCGGGCGTGAATTGGGTTTAGGCGCTTTAATTATTACCAAAGTTAAATGTCCATTGGTCTAAGGTTAACGTTCCTGGAACTGTAGCCGCCGCTTGATAGTCTCCGTTAACATCAGGTAGATTAGCCGTTACATGAGTAATCAATTTAGATCTTGTTATTGGACCAAATAGGTTAACTTTAAGCGTAAAAGAAAATGTATGGATTATAGATCGTCTTGTTCTAAAATCTGATTCATAATCATCTTCCACAGATACCCCGTTTAAAACTAAAGGAATATCGTTGATGATATTCATATCTGGAACAGCATCAATCGTAACTGTATAATGCGGAGTAAACATTGGCAGTATTTGTTCCATCACCATCAACCCATCTTCTACATTTTTAGTCTGTAAGTAAAGGTTAATATCAATATTATAAGGAACTGGTGAAAACTGTGTATTCGCTTCAGTAGGCGTAGCGCTAGATGCTACTCTTTGCATCGAGTTAACTTTTCTACTTGAATCGTACGAATAATTAGTTATTTCAAACCCAAATCTAGGCATCGTTGTTAACGTATGATTTGTTAGATTTGGGTCTTGTTCAATTCTAGTAAGCCATTTCTGTTTACTAGAATATGCTATAGGTATGTTAATAGTTTGTCCGACTGTACCATCAGTATTTAGCCTTTCAATCTGGAATTGAGAAAATAGGCTACCGAACACTGTAATAGTCTTTTTTATTATACCTGCATAATGTGGTGTCATTAAAATTCTCCAAAAATATTAGTTTCGTCGAATTTAATTGTAGAAGCCTTAGTTTGGAATTTGCTATTATCACCAAATGAATCCTGATCGTCAGTATCTGTATTGATATCAATATCAAATGATTTTAAGGTTTCAAACACATCAATATCAACTTCACCTGTATTAATTTTTTCTGAAGAATACTGGAATAATTCAACGGTAAGCTTATACACATAAAGTCTGCCAATTTGATAAAATGGATCTTGATGTGCAACAAATTTAATTTCAAACAAACCGCCCGTTAAAGGAAAATACAGCAAATCTCCTTCAGCTGGTCTTTCAGGTAGGATAGTTGTCCCGTATGCCCCAACTAAATCTAACCATTCTTTTCTTGCTACGGTAAGCGTAGCAGACTGATCCATAGTTAAACCAAATTTAGACATAAACGCGCCCTGTCCTTCGAACGAGTCTATGTTCTCAAAATAAGTCACTATAGGGTATGAATTGTTAAATTGAGATAGGGTATCTTCCCCTAAAATATCATCAACACCAACCAATGTTCTAGGAATATAAAACATTTCCTGTCCATAAATATTGATTGTTTCTATGATTATACTTTCATAAAGGTTTTGTTCTGATGTAGATTTACCAAAATTAAAATATTGGTTGCGTGGCATAATTTAATCCTTAACCAATAAACATATCTAATAAGCCAGATTCATTAGCCGCTTGTTGTTCTAATGCGGAAATCTCAGAAACGGCTGTATCATACATTGATTGTCCGTCAATAGTAACCCCACCTGGAAGAGAAACGCCGTTGTATTTGCTTAGGTTTTGACCCCATTGCATTTTGAATTTGGCAACCACATAAGCCTTTAACCAAACGTCATCATACATTTTTGTTTCTAATTCAGGATCTATAGCCTGATAACAATCAACGATAATATAATGGAATGGTGATAATTTATCCCAATTCATATCGATGTACAGTTTACCGTTATTTTTATTGAATCTCAACTGATTTTGTCCAGACAATAAGGTATCTAACATCTGAAGATGATTCATTGTCATTTGGTAATCTGTAATATTTGAATTGTGTAAATTCGCAATCATATCCATACGGAACTGCGTTTCATAATTCAAAATTGAGTTAGACGAATTTGCGTTTAAAGAAAAAACTCGAGTTATACCGCGTATGTCGTCAGGCAACTGAATATATTTGTTTGTCATATTAGTGCTAGTGATAAGATGCTTAAGATACATCCTTTCCACACCATCATAATGATACATGTTATAATATTCTATGGCGTCATCAAGTCTATCTTCTAATTGCTCATCTGCCACATTCACTTCAATAACAGGAGCACCTAATGCTCTTAATGCATACTGTTTTAATTCTTCTCTTGAACGAATCATATTTTACCTATTTGAAGTTGGCTTTGGTATATTATATTTAGTGAAATAAAAAACCCTGTCAACCAGTTAAGATTGACAGGGTTAGCACAACAATTCAATATGATTTATTTGTTACAGTGAATTTCTATTGAGTTTGGTTCTAATGTTTTTGCTACTTTTTCACGCAAAGTAATTCTAGCAAACTCTGGTGCTTTACAGTAATCCGTTACCGCCGCGCTGATTAAAGTTTCCGTTTCAACCAAAGCCGCACATCCTGTTAACATAAGGGTAAGCGCCGCCAATAATATTAATTTCATAATTTCTCCAAGTTTTTAATGTAGTTTTTCATTTCATGATTAACGAAAAAATTAACCTTTCCTTTCTTTAATCCCAAAATAGTTCCTTTGATTTTGTCTTTAACCATTTGAAAGACAGTCATATCAGTTAAGTCACCGTTATGATCAAAATAATTTAATTCACCATGATGATAGTATGGGAATATTGGATTTCTAGGTACAATATCAGCATTATTAACCCAACGATGGTGCTCAATATTTAATGTGTTTAAGAAATTGATATAGGTATAATTCCCAACTCTTGGTGAACCAAAGGTATATAGGACTGGATTTGGCATATCAGGAAATCTGTGGCAACGACCAGCAATAAGAGTAGCCATAGCCGCGCCTAACGAATGTCCTGTAAGATACACTTTTCTGTTAGGGTATTTGAGGAATAATTTAGATAAGTCATCCCAAATATTATCTACAGATGCTTTAAAGCCGTGATGTACTTTACCTATACCGGAACTGCTAGGAACTAATCTAAATCTAATATCCGCAATAATATCTTCAAGTTTAGTAGGCTGTGTTCCTCTACAAACAACAATAATTGTATCAATGTTAAAAAGAAAATAAGCTTGTGAGCCGTTTTTATCCAAGAATATGGTATTCCAATCTGGAAATTTGTAGTCATCAGTGTAAGCTAATTCACTGAATTTTGCCATCATTAACGGCGTAATCATTTTCACCCCCTATAAGTGTTTTCTTACAGTCACCTGTATAATATCTTTACATGTAACAATTTTTGTATTAGCATCTGTTATGACAACATCAAACGACATTGATGGAGGTTCCAATTCACCGACATCAAAATTATATTGGACGATACCAGCAGGCGCATCTAAAATAATCATATTTTTTAATTTTGTGACTTTAGCCTTAGTCACCCATCTAATTTTTACCGTTGAGCCGGTTAAGTTTATTGGTGCAGAAGAAACAGTATCAATACATTTTACTTGAATCGCAGACCCTGTATCTCCTTCGACGAAATTATACATTATTTCAACCCTTTCGCATTTAGTTTGTTAGTGAATTCAGAAATCGTAGATTCTTCAGTTGTAACAGAATCTGTAGATTTGATAACATTTGTAAATTGATTATTCGCATTAATAGTTTTACCCGCGTTGACCATCGTTTTATCAACATCAGTAAATTTGGCTTTATGGTAAATCGCTTGGCTAAAGTTAGATGTTGTATAATCAAATTTGGTAAATTTCTCATTAGACGAAATAACCGGTAAGAACGTAGACTCAACACTTTCAATAGCACTAAATTCGCTACTTGGATACAAGAATTTAGTGAAACTAATATCAGCATAATCTGTTTTAGTAAACGCCCTTGACGTATAGAGCACAGATAATTCAGATTTGAAGTGGTCTAAATTACCTAATTCAACAAATATGTTATTGCTTCTTAATGGTAATGCCGCCGCGCCCGTAACACTTGAAACGTTAGACCCAAATTGTATGCCAGATATATCTGCTGTATAGACAACGAACACGTCTGATATTTCAGTTTTAATTGTGTTAGATGTTAATCCAAATCCTATAGATGTTAAAATAGATTGGATATCAGAAGATAGGCTATTAGATTCTACAGATTTATAGGTAACGGAAGATAAATTTTCAACTGAAGAAACTGCGGTGTAACCAGAAACATTAACGGTTGAATCTGACGAAACACCGAATGATTCTAATCCAGAATAGGTTACTATTGATGGGAGAACGTTTGATAAGCTTTTATCTAATGTACCAACATAAGAACTAAAATAATTTGACTGAATTGGTGCCAGATTATTTGGATTTAGATCAGTCAGATTTGACTGAATAGAGTTAAACCGTAAATTAGATAAAACTGAACTGTATGAAGCAAACGCATTATTTTCAGACGCAATAGAATTAGTTTGTAATAATTTGCGTGTATTTGAATACACGGAGTTGATGCTTGTTGAACCATAAACGCCAGTTAAAATATCATTTGAATCTAAACGAATAGCAACAGACCCTATGTTTGTTATTGTTGTTGTGTTACTAAGGGTAAGCGTGTTAAATTTATTTGATATTGAATTTACAAATGGTGTTATTGATAATGAAGATAGGTTATTATATGGAACCAATACATTATTGACAGCATTTATTGAACCAGACGTGACAACATAGGCAT